TGCTGGTTAACGTGAATTCTTGTGATAGCCATGTGACATTCTCCTATGTCGTTTGAGGGAGGGGCCGAAGCCCCTCCGGTTGATTACTTGAGCTTAATTACTAGGCTCTGGTTCTTCGGCACTTCATTGGCTGTTATCCAGTCCTGTCCAACATGCGCTTTCCAGATGGCGGCAGGTACATAATTTTCTGCCTTTGGTGTTTCCAGACGGAATGCATCTGGATAGAAACCGGCGCGTATCTCTTTCTCGAATTGCGCTCTGTTTTCCTTTGCTGTCTTCTCAGCTTCCTTAAGCATGGCCCAAGTAGTCTGAGCGCTCTGGACGTTTGAGATAGGACGTCCGACCTTTCTTTTTACTGCAGTCATTTTCTTTTCTCCGTTAGGTCCGATTCGGACCTTTTTGTGTTACCCGTATGGGCTTACCCTATTTTAGCACATAACATCCCATAAGAAGTAAAGCATTAATATTATATACTTTCCACANNATGGAGAACACCGCAAACTTAGAGATGCTGCCTGAAGAGGTCCTTAAGGAAATCTACCTTTTGGAGGACCAAGCTAAAAGGTTGGAGATGCGAGAGCAGGCGCAGGAGCGCTTTATGCCTTACGCACACCATGTCTATGATGGTTTCATTGAGGGGACCCATCATAGAGTCATCGCAGAAAAGCTTGAGAAGATTGCCAGAGGCGAATTAAAAAGACTAATTGTCAATATGCCCCCCCGACATTCTAAATCTGAATTTGCATCCTACCTCATGCCTTCGTGGTTCTTGGGCCGAAATCCGAAGCTAAAGATCATTCAGGCTACCATGAACACTGAACTTGCTGTAAGGTTTGGTCGTAAGGTTCGTGACCTCATTGCTGACCCCAAATATGCAGAGGTATTTCCCGACACTGACCTGAAACCGGATAGCCAAGCGGCGGGTCGTTGGGAGACTAGCGCTGGTGGGGAATACTTCGCAGCAGGGGTGGGAGCGGCGATGACCGGTCGTGGCGCTGACTTATTGATTATTGATGACCCGCACTCGGAACAAGATGCTTTGTCCTCGACTGCTTATGATAATGCTTATGAGTGGTACACTTCGGGTCCCCGGCAGAGACTTCAACCGGGGGGAACCATCATTATTGTCCAGACCCGGTGGTCTAAGAAGGACATTACCGGCAGGTTACTTGCTGCCCAAGCAAAAGATGTTATGGCTGATCAGTGGGAAGTTGTAGAATTTCCTGCCATTTTGCCTTCGGGGGAACCATTATGGCCTGAGTTCTGGATGAAGGACGAGCTACTAAAGGTCAAAGCATCGCTGTCCGTGGGCAAATGGAACGCGCAGTGGCAGCAGAATCCTACATCTGAAGCAACCGCGATGGTCAAGCGGGAGTGGTGGCGTCCGTGGGAAGAAGAAGATATTCCAGACCTTGACTATGTGATTCAGTCTTATGATACGGCGTACTCCAAGAAAGAGACTGCTGACTATTCTGCCATTACAACGTGGGGTGTGTTCCGCCCATTCAACAACAGCGAAGAGCATTTGATATTGTTGGACGCTAAGAAGGGCCGCTGGAACTTTCCAGAGCTAAAGACAATTGCCCGTGAGGAGTTTGATTACTGGGAGCCAGAGCTTATGCTGATTGAGGCAAAAGCTTCGGGGCAGCCATTGGCTGATGAAATGAGGTTACTGAACCTCCCTGTTGCTACCTTTGCCCCCGGTCGCCGGAAGGGTGGCGGCGGTTTAGATAAGACTGCGCGTATGCATATTGTTTCTCCTATTTTTGAATCTGGTAAAGTGTGGTATCCTGAAGGGGAAAAGTTTGCCGACGAAGTCATGGAAGAGGTCGCATCATTTCCTAATGGCGACCATGATGACTTTTGTGATAGTATGACGATGGCACTGATGCGTTTCCGTCAGGGCGGCTTTGTCAGATTAGACGGCGAAGAGTTTGAGGACGATTACATCCCACGTAAGAGAGAGTATTACTGATGCCAAAGAACCAAAAACTAGGTGCACTAGAACAAGCGATGCTTGACATTGCCGAGTATAATGAAAGCCCTACGAAGAAAAGAATTCTGGCTAGACAGCAGGCTGGTGAGCAGAGCGTCATAGACAGCTATCAAGCGATTCGCAAAGAAATAAGCGCTGCCAAAGCGTTAATGAAGAACCGTGGCGGGACGTTCAAGGGAACTTTCTAATGGCTAACGGACTTGAAGGCATCTCTGCTGCCGAGCTTCGGCGCATACAGTCAAAGGCAAACCGCAATATAAGCGATTTGACAAACCGAGAGTATGGCATCCATAAGATAATGGAAGATAATAAAACTGCCGGCATACCTAACTACGGCAAGGCTGTAACTAAAAACCGTGGCGGCACATTCAAAGGAACCTTCTAATGGCTGAAGTATCTCTTCCAAAATCAAGGCCCAAGAATGCTGCGGCTATAGTCAAGAGAGACTTGAAAGAGTCCAAGCTCAAGGTCCCAGAGATTTCTGAAGAGACTAAGAAGCACCTTGACCAAATGGCAATGCTTGAGATACGAGCAGAGCTAGACCCGTATCTACAGAACAATCCTTTGGCAAGAGTTGGTTTTGATATTATAGAACGTGGAGAAGAAATTGACGGCAAAAGCGGCGGTGAATTACTTGCGTACATTAGCAGCAGAACTCCTAACACGGATCCAAACACAGGGCTTGAGTATAAGTCTCCTGCTTATAGTCTTTCCGGTATGTTATCTCCTTCTGACTCAATGGAAAGAGACCAAGACTTTGGCTCCCTTCAACAGGCTTTCGGAGACAACGAAGACTTTGCCGCACGAGTACTCTACCAACAGGGTCAAAGAGGATCTGTTGAGGAGGGAATCGGGGCACTGTTGCCTACTTCCGAGGGGAGCACGGTGTATTATCAAACAGGAAAAAGTTCAAATTCTTCTTCAATACAAAACAGACCAAAAGAAGATCTTAGCACTTTAATGCATGAGCTTGCACATCTTGGTGTTAGAGCGGTAGAAAAAGCAAATCCTGATGTCTCAATAAGTATGAGAAGAGAAGAAAACGCTATGGATTTTTTAGAAAATCGCGCATCAGGACGAGAGGCACTAAACAAAGAACTTCCGTCCCGCACACCTGCGATTGTGAAAGACTTAGAAAAATATGCACAGGGTGTTCGTAAACAACGTGGCATGCCTCCTACAGTTTTAGAAAAACCAGAACCAGGAATCATGGAATCAATTTTAGGGATGTTTAAATAATGGCACTAGCACCAAAGCCTTTAGCAGGAATGATTGAAGGGGCGATGGGCCCCGGAGGTCCTGGGACCACGGACCTAGAAGCTATGACTGAGATCCAAGTACCTAGTACCGAGGACCAACTGCCGCCGAACATTATGATGGTGGGTGAGGAAGAGGGCTTGGAAGTTGAGGTTGAGGAGTACGACCACAATGCTAACTTGGCTGAAGTATTAGATGACTCGATACTAGGCTCTTTGTCCTCGGACCTGAATTCTAAGATTGATGATGATAAGTCTTCTCGTGATGATTGGGAGGAGTCTATCTCCAAGGGTCTTACGTTATTGGGGATTAATTATGAGGAGCGCACTCAGCCATTCATGGGTGCTTCTGGTGTAACGCATCCGTTATTGAGTGAGGCTGTTACGCAGTTTCAGGCGCAGGCTTATAAAGAGATGCTGCCGCCGGGTGGACCTATTAAGACACAGATTATTGGACAGCAGACTAAGGAAGTAGAGGACCAAGCCCAGCGGGTTAAGGACTTTATGAACTATCAGGTTACTGAGGTTATGGAGGAGTACGACTCTGACACTGACCAGATGTTATTCTATTTACCGATTACTGGTTCTACTTTCAAGAAGGTTTACATGGACCCTACACGGGGCCG